TCGATAAGTACAGAGATGTTGGTCAGGGAAACACAGCAGAGAGAAATGTGGTTGTTCATAACATCTCTAGATCGGAAAGAACATGAGTGTTCCTCCAAGTCACATGGAAGTTCCTCTTCTCGGACAACCTCGTCCTGTTCCTCCGACAATTCACAAGACGACGTTCCATGGATGTGAGGTAGGCTTCTACGCTGTTCTCAATGAAGAGAACGTCTGCATTGAGTACAAGCTAGTCATCATCGACCCTCGTGAGGCTCATACGTATGAGTTGGGCTTCGATCAAGAATTGAGAGACACGTTCCACAAAGATCTTGGTCAGTTTCCAGACGTAGGAACAGTGCCACCAGTGATGGAGGAGGTGATACAGGATGGTGATGGGAAAAATAGCAACGAGTCAAGAGATGCTGGAGAAGTGGAATGACACACAGATTAAAGTTCTTCTCAAACTTGCTGATAATCCACAACGTACACAACTCTACACCAAAGCAAAGAGAGAACTCGAACGTCGTGGTTACAGAGTTGTGGGAACGACTGTAGCAAAAACACATCCAGTAGCTGTAGTGTCTGGTACTGCAACAGCAGAGATTGCTGGTGACACTTCCTCTTTCAAAGAGGCAATAGATCTCGTTAATTCGCCACCTCACTACACTCATGGACCTATCGAGGTCATCGACCTTATCGAGATGTTCAATCTGGATTACAGAGAAGGCAACGCACTGAAATACCTTCTACGTTGGCGACACAAAGGAGGGACGGAGAGTCTTGAAAAAGCAATCTGGTACATTAAGAGGATCATCGCACATGAGCAAGAAGGTCCAGGATCTACGGCGCCTGGAGGTATCAAGGAAGAACTCAGTGGGGCACGCAGACTCAGTGGAGAAGATTCTGGGACAGATAGCGCTGTTAAGCCCGCATACGGTCACCTATCAGGCCCGGGGATTGACCTCGGGGCGTCTCCTGGGGGTTCGCACATACGACACCCCCGTACGTGAAGTTCTTATAACGCCATCTCTCTTCCGCACGTTTATCTGCACTGTTGGATGCACAGCATGTTGCCAGAAGTTCACACTCGACTACACACCATCAGAGTTCCTCAACGTCGAGCACCAAAAGGGGTTCGAAGAGAGGACTGTGATCGTTAATGGAAAGAGAAAGCTCATCTATACCAACGACCAAAACGCTAACCCTATCTGTGACTTTCTCACTTCCTTTAGACGCGGAGTCGGTGTCGAGGGCCTCGGTTGCGCAAACTATCGAAATGCTCCTCTATCTTGCATCTCAGCACCCCAACTACAGTTCATACAGATGCGACCTGAACGGACATACGTTCTCAAGAAGCCCTTCGGACGCGCATGGGCAATGACACCGACACCACAGTGTCAGTTCGTAGAGACAGACATGTCCAAGTTGGGACCTGAAGTACGGATGATGATCTCGATCCTCGACAGGTTTGCTGAGTGGGCACGCTACTTCGGAATCAAGACATGCATCGCCAGCGTGAAGAGGGAGATCAAGCATCTCTACAACGATGGCCTCATGCCAACAACTGCGTACTCAGTATGGAGCGAGTCGTGAAGGCAGCGCTTATTCCTCCGATCAAGCATCTTGACGAATTCGGGTCAGGTCCATTCCATCTGTTGTTGACTCATCTCCTCGACAAGCCAACATACAAGAGGCACTACAAAGCACAGAGAAAGTCAGGCGCGTATCTCGTCCTCGACAATTCAGCACATGAGCATGGTGCAGGGCAAGATCCAGTATCACTGCTCAAGGCTGGGTTCGAACTCGACGCTCAAGAGATCGTTGTGCCAGATGTACTCGACAACGCAGAGAAAACAATCGAAGCGTGTCTCGCTGCGCACGAGGAGTGGTTCGAAGGAGGGTCACGCGAAATCTTGGATGCCTACTCTCCTGCGTTCATGTACGTGCCTCAAGGTAAAGATGAATCTGACTGGTTGATCTGCCTTAACTGCCTTGTGCAGATACACCAATACTGCGCTCGCAAATATTCTCTTCGTCGTGACTTCGTCATTGGCGTGTCGAAGGACTACGATGCATGGGACGGAGGTGTCTTGAAACTGCTAGAAGAACATGTTGTTCCTATCCGTGAGACATTGGCACAGAGTGGAATTAAGATGTCAGTGCACATGCTCGGATGGATGCGTAACCTACGCAACTTGCAAGTCATCGCTGCAAAGCACAAGTGGATACGTTCAACTGATTCAGCAAAGCCATTCGTATATGCACTCGCAGGTGTGGATCTTCTCGAGTCACTAGACACCGAGTACCCCACTAGGCCTCATTACTACTTCTCTTCGACGTTCACACCACGCCAAAAGAAATACGCTCGTAACAATTCTTGGCTCTTTCAAGAAGCAGCAGAGGGTACTGACATGAGGACACTGGCAAGATGAGCGCATCAGAAAAATTGAAAGCGAACCCAGCGAAGGTTTGGGTAGAAGATGGTCCAGTTGGACATCTGGCTGACGATCCACGCTGGCCGCAGATCGTGGCTGTGGTGGACGGACTGGCCGAACTTCACGACCACTACTGTGGATGCTCGATGCCTGAGTCTCACGCAGGAGATGATCCCGGCTTCAATGGCTTCACCGCTCTCGCTACTCTCGATGAGGCGCTATGAAGATCCTTGTCCTGACAGATAGACCTCTTACCCCAGTAGCAGGTTACACACTCGACGCTATCTTCCAGGCGTACGGAGTTGAGTGGACGAGTGTCTCTATCTTTCCTACCATGTCAGAAGCAGATGTGAAGAAGATCAAGCCTGAGCAGTGGCTTGCACAAACAGAGAAGGTGCATCATGCAGCAAGATCCTTCGACAAAGTACTCTGCTCTGGTTCAGTCGCTGCAGCATGTTTCTTCGGATTGGAAAAAGGCATCACTGTCAGCAAGGTCCGTGGTAGAGGCTACCTCCATAAACTTCAAGGAAGTAGAAAAAGCATTTTCTCTATTGTCACGTTCCCAACCACCACAATGGTCAAAGATCCTGAGTTCTATAGAGACATCTGCTTCGACATCTGCAAACTCATCGAGAATAAGAAACCTCTGGTACAACCTGCTTGCGAGATTCATCTGGTAGAACGTGTCAAAGATCTCTCCCTCTTGCGCGACCTGCATGGTGCGTCTTTCCTTGGCACTGATATTGAGACAACAGGCTTGTCTCCATACAAGGCATGGCTGCCAGGTGTTGAGCCCGACATCCTCGGTATAGGATTCTGTGCACTCACAGATGGTGATCAAGGATACGCAGTCGTCGTACCTCAAGAACTTATCCGGCATGAAGTACATACATTTCTCCAGAAGTACAAGGGCACGTTCGTCTTCCATAATCTAAAATTCGACGTTCAGCACCTCTGGAAAAAGTTCGGACGATTTAACTTCACGACCCTGGCAGATACCATGCTCATTGGCTGGGCACTCGATGAGCGTCCGTTCAATCGCTATCGACACCTAAGCCTTGACCTCATGCAGCGTCTCTACTTTGACGCGCCTCAGAAGTCAGTCAAGATGAAAGATTGGCTTGAGGAGTACTATCGGAAGGATGTTGGCGATGCAGCACGCACAGCGTACATTGCAGAGTTTTGCGAAGCACATCCAGAGAAGGCAAGAAGTTGTTGGAGGCAGGCTGTCAATCCACCAGATGAACTTTGGCGTGGGAGGAAAGTCGGAAGGGACATTGACGTATCAGTGGTTGCGCCTTACATACCTCTACCTGCGGACATGCAACCTGCTCCTGACCCGGATAGAAAAGAGGTCATGTGGGAAGCAATGATGCGCTACATGGGTGAGGATTGCCACTCGACAGCGCGTCTGTATCCAATCCTGCAGAAAGAGGCAGACGACGAATCATTCCGCTTGCTCACGCACCATGAGAAATATCTTGTACCTGCATCTCTCGCTCTCGCTAACATGGAGATGACTGGTGCACCTGTCGACTTGAAGTACCTGAACGAGATGAAAGTAACGCTCGAAAAGACAGTGGATGCAGAGATGAAGCAGATCCGGAAACTCGTCAAGCAGTACACCAACTGGGTTGAGATGAATCCTAACAAGGCTGAAGAAGGATTCAATCCAGGTTCACCAGCACAGGTCGAGGTGCTTCTCTACAACGCTACTGACGAGGGTGGCCTAGGTCTCGCAATGCCGAAGGATGTAGGTCGCTATGCGTACAAGAGGGAAGAGGGAGAAGTCACGACGAACGCGGATACGCTCAAGGTGCTTGCCAGACAGTGCAGTAAGGATATGCCATCAGCAGCGAAATTGATCAACCTTATCCTCTCCTACCGTGTTAAATCTAAGATCATCGGCACGTACATTCAGGGGATCCTCGACCGAGTTGACTCAGACGGGAGAGTGCGAAGTGACTTCAATCTCCACGGTACTGCGACAGGCCGTCTGTCTTCTTCCAATCCGAATCTCCAAAACATCCCGGACGTTTCACACGTTGGATACGATATTCGGAAAGCCTACATACCAACCAAGGGTTGGGTCATACTGGAAGCTGATTATTCTCAACTGGAGCTTCGAGTGGCTGGTCTGTTTTCGCAAGACGAAGTTCTCATCGACGCCTATCGAAATGGAGCAGACATTCATCAAGAAGTGGCAGAACTTCTCTTCGGAAAACCTAAGAAGGATATCACCAAGTACGAACGATACCTCGCCAAATGCATGAACTTCGGAGTCGTCTACGGACGCGGGTGGAAATCAATCGCGACTGGTCCTGAGATGGACAACCTGGTTGAACAGTACGGCAAGTCGTGGGGCGAGAATGAGATTGCAGCATACTTCGCTAAGTTCCAGGAAGGCTATGTCGATCTGTTCGCCTGGATGGAAGTCCTCAAAGAGTACTGCTTCAAGCTCAAGTACGTCGAAGGACCTCTCGGCAATCGTCGCAGGTGGCCTCTCGCGTTCAAGCATGACTCAGCGGGAATCAAGCGTCAGATCGTTAACTCACCGATCCAGGGATTTGCAGCGCAACTCACACTCAATGCGCTCATCCACATGGACGCAGAGTTCGATCCGAAGAAACAGCGCATCCTCTTCACGGTACACGACTCGATCGTAATGGAGTGTAAGAACAAGGACAGCGTTATTCAACAGACAGGTGACCTCGTGCGCAACATAATGGAGCAGCGACTGCCAGAGTGGGCTCGGTGTCCGTTCCCGACGCTCGATCATGCGCCTTTCTCGCTGGGCGACCCACTCACCTACAACATCCCCTTTGTCGCTGACGTTGTGTACGGGCGTTCCTGGGGAGAATGCAAGCACGAGATCGACGTGCGGGCGGAATAACGTGAAATCGACGTCTTGCGGGTCAGATCAAAGCGTCTGTCAAAGGACGTACGATCCCAGGAACTAGCATGGGCCTACCGTGCTTCGTGTCAGACGCTCGCGTCTGTGAAGGCAAATATAACTAAAGAACGCAGGATCCCGGTAAAGGAGAGCTGAAACCCGGGATCCTGCGTGGTCACGCGTATGGCCGACGCGTGAACTCTATGGTGCTGGTGGTGTATCCTTTGGACCTGAGAACTGGAAGACCAATCCAGTTGCAGCAACTGCAGCTACAAACGCCGTCAACTGCTCTGCTCGCGTGAATACATCATCGTCCAGAGCAACGACAGCTGAACCGATCCCAGCAGTCAAGAAAGCAAGAACTGCTTTGATCGCAGGTGCTGCTGGCCCATTTTCAGTGAGCCACACGAATCCACCAGAACCCAGTACAGCAATCGCTGCGATCAACCAGGTCTTGTTATCAATATCACCGAAGTCAGTTGCACCGGCACCGAGTGCCACAGCAAGGGCGCCAGCAGCTGACACGACAATAGCAAGGATGGCTTTGGGGTACATATACACCTCCTCTCTACCGTAGATGATTGACAACGTACACAACGCCTATAGCGATGAGTACAATGATAAGGATTGTCCAGAGCATATCTCTCCTATGGAGTAGTTTGTGTCGTCGGTACCTGAACGATCACAGGATCTGGTGTTGCAGTTGATCTGAATGCTGAATAAGCACTTAGCAACAAAACAATTGCTGCAATGACAGCACCTACAACAGCAGTAGTCGTGCTGGTTCCAGACCTCTGATCAGTCGTGTCAGCTCTTGTCTCGATGACTTGGGTCTTTTGTCCTTGTGCTTCGTACTGAGCTCTACGTAGATCGTCGATGGCTTTCTGAAGTGGATCAAGTGCTTGTGCTAGTGCCGTCGCCCCCGCAGTCGCCGTTTCGGATACAGTGTTACGCAACGTCTCAGCCGAAAGAGCGACCTGGTTAGCAAGTGCTGTTGCAACATCTGCTTGTACTTCCGCTGCTCTTTGGACTGCTCCAACATCAACGGCTCGGATGGCGTCAATGCGCGCCGTCTCCGCCTCTCTGAGGTCACGTTGTAGCCTCCCTATCTCTTGTTTGTGCTCCTGTTCAAGGCTTCGTGTTTCTCGCCGATGATCTTTCTCTTGTTCAAAGAGATCATTCAGACGAGTAACAGCAGCATCAACCAGGTCCAACACATTCTTAGTTGGATCCAGTACAGGGTTACCCGAAGCATCAACTCTAGCTCCTGGGGTATTATCTGGCACTTGTTCCTCCTATTTCTTGCCGTTGACTGCGCTTCGTACTCCTGCTGATGCACCCTGCCCAGCGATTGCTCCAACCAAAGCAACAGCTAGTTGCTGAGAGTCGAGTAGAACAAAGACAACTGCTCCAAAGAGAAGTATCAATGTCAACACGATCTGTGCTGTTGAATCTCTCATGCTACATACTTGATGAACCAGACACCTGCGACCAAATACGCTGGCGTGTTGATGTTAGATTGGTCTCCACCAGTGAGCTGAGTGTTCTGTGGTTGGGGGAGAGTGTTATTCTCACCGATACGTCCCTGGCCACCAGCTTGACCAGTTGTCAATGTGTGAGAATGGTTGATGTTACGGACTGGTTGAGTGAGGCCGTCGTTGTCACCAATCACATCAACCTGTGTTTTGCCTCCGACACCTGCTGCAGACACAAGCAGACGTCCGCGCATGTCAGGGATGTTGAACGTCGTAGTACCATTACCTGTACCGAAGGCTAACGCTGGAGTCAATCCGTTCAGATAGTTGAAGAGATCGACATACGTTGTACGTGAGACAGCAACACCGTTGCACTCTAGAAAGCGGTTCTCAAGCACTGTCTCGATAGCAGTAGCAACAGCAACTCTGTAAACAAGAGAACCTATCGGAAGTGCAGCGTTGAGATTGTCTCGCACGTGCTGATTGAGCATCGTCGCAGTGACAAGTTCTCCAGGTGCCCAAGTGCGTGGTGTTGTCCAACCCATGTGCTCTCCTTAGTACGCTAGTTTCGTCGCTGTGTCGAGATTGTCATCCCCTACTGTCCAGTAATCACTTGTGTCGGCAGGAGACATCCGCCAGAGAGTAGTCCATCTACGCACGATGTATCTGTGCTCTATGTACTCGATTGTTGCTTGGAGATCGAGCATCGTTCCAGGCTTCCCTGGCGGAAAGATCTTGAACCTAAGACGATCACCAATTTCTCTGTCAAGACAGTGTGCCCACAGATTGGAATCCATCTGAGGCTCAAGAACAACGTCCTTGATTCGCAACAGAGGATTCTTGAACAGTGACACAAGCCACTCTGCCTTTGCTTGCGCTTCGTCTATATCTATCACAGGAAGTTCCATCTCGTCTGCCCGTACTCTGTTATCCAAAATGGACTGTGAGTCAAGTGCCACAGCTGTTTGGTTAGTATCCATGACCTTAATCCGAACCATGTTCTTAATCTGGTCCTTGTCCTCGATCACCTCTGCATCGACAAACGGAAGTTCTCCACCAGAAGGGATGTTGGAGATAGTTGCCTTGATCGCAGACTGAGGCACAATAAATCTCTTGTTGCGCTCCTGGAACACAATGAACCCAGATCCGTTGACGTATACCTCACCTGATTCTGTATGCATAACCAGGAACAAGAGTTCTCTTGCTTTTCCTTCTTTGCCATCCCACGCCTGCACAAAACTTTGTCCAACGTCAATCTGTCTTAGTTCTCTAGGCCACGCAGCAGCATCCAGGATCGCGTGAATTCGCTCACCAGCGCGCTCAACTGGACGTGTGAGAACGATGTCTACATTAGCGAGGATATCAAACCCATCCAGTGCTGTCACAGAGACATTATTTTCGCGACCCTGCCAATCCTGGGGCCAGTCCTCAACGTCTCCACGAAACACGTTACGGGAGATACCGTCCTTCGTCACACGTAGCCTGATCGGTCGTGCAGGCTTCAAGTTCGGATAGTATGGTGAGGATGCATTACCAGGATCGAACCTACGGTCATTGTTGTTGAGGATCCCTGTGAACACACCTGTTTCTGGATCTCTAAAGATGTCTTGACTCCCCCTCTTGATCATTACCTGTTTCAAGAACGAGTTGGCAAGTGTGTCACCAGAGATGAGTGTCCACGAATACGCAGACAATGCCTCACGTGCTTTGGAGTGATACACAATTTTCTCTCGTGGAAGATCTGTCACGTACACAGCAGGCTCATCTATCTTTCCATCGAAGAAGTCGTTGTATGCAAATCCATCGAACCTTGCTCCGACAGTAAAGAGAGAAGCAGGAGCACGCATCATTTGCTCCCATGACTTTGGTGTAGAGTCAATGAGAACGCCATTGACAAAGAAGTCAATGAAGTTTTCTCTGACGATGACTGCAATATGAGAGGTTGTAGCTGCTGCAACACTTGCTGTCGAGACATAGGTGTAGTAGTTGCTGTCAATGTCTCTTACCTTGAGTCTCAAATATCCATTGACGATATCGAGTACCCAGAGATCAATGTTGGTTGTCTGATCAAGCCTTGACATGATAACTTCAAGAGATACTGTGTCAGGGCGAATTACTGCTTCCAATGTCATCTGGTCAGCATCCAGTTTACCTGAATCTGCTGCTCCGAGATAGCCTGTTGTGCCGTTAAAGTCGTAGCACAGATTCGGATCACCAGAGAGGAGAGACGCTTGTGAACGAGTGACTCCTCCAACTGCTATAAGATTGACGTTACCCATTCTGTCAACGACTGGGCCTGACGGCTCATCAAGCCTGTAGTAAACAATCGCTCTGTCGATGACAATTGACTCTGTGTACGTAGGCCCAGAGTCAGCGTCGAAGGAAACTTCGAGAGCGAGTTCTGGCATTGTCACAGATACAGCAACATTGGACGACACAGAAGCTGTATCTGTACCAACGCCTGTATCACCTGAGGTCTTTGTCTGCTGAGAGAAGTTGGACAGTGTCGCTGTGTCTACACCTATACCTGTGTCAGGTGCAGCTACATTGTTGAGAGTACCTGCTGGGATGAGCAGCTTTGCATCAGCGAGTTCAAACGGAACAGGTGCAATGTCATTCGTGACGCCCCACACGCGCAACTCAAGGTTTGTATATCCACCAAT